GCGCGGTCATCACTGAATTGTATTCGCCGTCCAGAATGATCGTCTCGGCGGCGATGAGCTTCGCCTCCCATCCATCCACACTGCCGTCGATGGAGTAAACGGCGGCATTGTTCCACCATTCTTCCACGTCTCGGCGCATCGCATCGTTGAAAACATCGTCTTCCGATAGGCAGCGAAAGTGGATGCCCGAACCAACTGCGTGACGTGCGAACTTGCGAATCATGCGCGTCACGAATGCGCAGTTAGCCTCAAGGGCGCGGTGCTTTTTCACGACCTCGCGCCGTGTGTATGGCGTTAATTCACGCCGTGAGTTCGTCGGAAAATTAACGAATGCCGAACGATTCGCGCTGGTGTTCGCGGAGTCGTAGGCGGCGGTTCCTTGTCCTGTGGTCGTGTCGCTCATCGTCTAATTTCGGAGAAGTCCGCGTATGTGGTTGAAACTTCATCATCGTTGTCGCCATCGCTTAGATAGATTTTCAGCGCATCGCGGCACGCCTTGAGAGTCTGCGCGGCGGTAAGCTCAACGACGCGAGCGGCAGATTTGCCGTTGAGGCTCGTATTTGTTAGACTAGAAAGTGAACCATTCCCGGCTGCGACTTGAGCGCGTGCAGCCTTGAGCATCTTGTCCACGAAATCAGTGGAAGCATCGGCCTCCATTTCGGAAACGAGGATTTGTGTGAACTCGGCGACGGTCATTTAATCGCCGCGCATGTCAAAACGCGAACGCCCCTCGCAGGGATTAGCCGCGAGGGGCGCGCATGAACACCACAACAAAGGAACGACTGGCGCTAGGTGTCAAAACTAGTTGGCGTTTTCCTCCATCCACTTATCCCGCACATCCGCGAGCGCTGATTCAACCGTGCCGCGCAGGACTTCATGCATCTTTTCCGTGTCGGCTAGATGGTTGGGACCGATGCAGACCCAGACGAGTTTTGTTGATCCGTCCGGCATCATCTTCTCCTCGGTGCGCTCGTTACAGGCCATTTCTCGGTAGTCCGCGCCAGTGTTGCGCGGTAGCCACCAGAGCGTCTTGTGTTCTTTGATGCAGCCGTAATATAACTGCTGCTTGAATCCATCATCGTAATACCAAACGAGGTCTTGCTGGTCGTCATTCACCGGAGCGCTTCGCACATCCTGGCCGCGCAACTGTGCATATCCACCGCCCTTTGATGGTGAGAACACGTCGGCATTTTTGAGCGTGAAGTTGTAAACCTTCTTGTTGCTTTGCGCTTCAAAGCCTGAGTCGATCAATCCAGCGTGAACGATGAACTTTTGAATCTCGCCCTGCTCATCCTTCCAGTGGTATTCGTTAGACTCGCCTTTTGAGTTTGCCTTGATGCCTGCTAGTTCCTCGATCTGGTCCCACGAAACTGCGCTGCCGTAGTCGATGAGCGCGGACCATACGGGAAGCTCTGGCATGTCGAAGGCCACGCCCCATGCGCGGATAGACCACCAGAAACAGTCGCCTTGCACGTCCACCGTCATTGTCAGCATCTCCGGCTTGCGTGGAATGGATCGCAGGAAATACTCTGGCGAGCGAGCAATCACCGCGTCGATGTCGTCTAACTTAATGTCGGTGGCTTTGCGGATGAATGGCAAGCCGAGCGTTGAATTGAAAAAGTTGTGCATCCGCGAGACGTTGCCGCGTGCCTGCAAGAACTCCTTGGCAATCTGGCCCCATCCCTCAAAGGGTGAGTAGCCAGCCCAGCAATGGATCGATGGATGATCTATGGCAGCGTTGGCGTTATGGGCGCGGAGTTCGTAGCGGCGAAGCATCCAAGCTAGTCGGGATTGTTCGATCTCCGCGAAACATTCGCCGCACTCGTAAACGGTTTCGAGTTCCACGCGCTCCACGTCGTAAACGCCAGCGGCATTCTTGCACGTCTCGAACTTGAAGCGGCCCGTCTTTTCCGTGCGCTTTTCGCCAGCAGCAAGCGGCGATCCATCGGCATTGAACGGGACTTCTTTCTCTTCGGGAAAGAACGTGAGGCGCTGCATGACTTTGCAATGAGGGCAGGGAAGGTAAACGTAGTTCTGAGAACCAGACTTGAACCGCGTCCAGATTCGTCCCCATTCAGTCGTGGGCGTGCTGTTCTCGACTATCTTTCGCGTGTGCCTGAACTGCTTGGTTCGTGCGATTGCCAAGTCCTGCGCGCCAGCCTCGCCTTTGATCGTGTGCTTGATCTTGTCGGACTCGTTGATGATAACCAACTCCGCCTGAAAGCCTGCTAAGTCTGCCGCGCTACCGCCGCCCACGATTCGCAGGACTAGGCCGCGAAAGTGCATCACTAGCGTGGTCCAGTGGTTCTTGTTGATGATCGCCTTTTCCTTCACGGCTGGACATTCCATGAAGTGATGCTGCAACTCTGCGCGGCTGAATGTCATGGCGGTCTTGCGCGTCGGGTCCATCCAGAGGATCGGCCCCGGCCAAACGTCGATCTTGTGCATGACGGCGCAGATTGAAAAGAGCGTCTTGCCAATACGGGCAGACGTGCAGATGGTTAGGTAATGCGTCCGCTTTGCCCAATAGAGGTCATAGACTCCGCGCCAGAATGGAAGCAGAGACGTGTCAAGCGGGCCGGGATTTAGCGAGCCGATGACCTGCGGGATGACAACGTTAGCGTCGATCCATTCCCACATCTTTTGAACGGGCCGGACTTGCATGACGGCCTCGACCACCTCGCGGATTGAATCGCGGAAGTCTGCGAAGGTCTGGCGGGCTAGGTTATTCATTGTTTATACATGAGCAGGTGAACCATTTTTAGCAGGTCGCCCTCATGGCTATTCGGCCAAGACATACTGCCGTCGATCTTGCGATACATGTAATTCATGCGCTCTAGTATATTTCTGTGAATGTCATCTATAGCCACCCATCTGCCGCCGAGCTTTTTAACCATTCCTCTTCGCACAAGTGACCTTGCCGCGCCGTTGTGGACGTTGGTGCAACGAGCGTCAACGGGACTTTTGAGCCAGAATCCAAACCTACTGCTGTGAAGCGTGGACCCTGCGTCCATCGCTTTGAGTATTTCCGCACCGTTCATGGGTTGTAGATTGAGAGTTGGAAAATTCGCCCGCAGTGAGGACACTTGGCCGTTCTCCATTGAATGCCCTCGATGCGTTGGATTTGACGCAAACCAAATGCTTCTAAACCGCAGCAGGGAAATCTGAGTTTTTGCTTGGCTTGTGCTGTTGTTGTCATGGTGGTGTTTGGTGTTTGGTTTCGACTACCCACATAGATAGCCGAGCTTTGAAACCTGTCAAACGAGAATCAAAAATTTCTGCATTTATTTTTTGCGTTATTCATTCAAAAAGTCGCACTTCTGAATTGTCCGCATCACGACGTTCACCTCGTCTTGGATGATTTCCTCCGCTTCGTGGTGGTCTGAGATGTGGAGCATCTTATCGGCGAGCCGCCCTGGCATGTTGTTGAGCGCTTGCCGAAGTCCACCGAGTAGCGCTGAGAGTCCGGCCTTGGCTTTGTCGTTCTCGACTAGCGCACCGGAGAGCTTGGCGTTTCCAATGGCGATGCGCTCGCATTCAAGGCGGAGCTTTTCGTCCTTCCAGTCGGCTGTTTCTTGGGTGTCGTTTTCAGCAATCGTTCGGTTGCTGTTATTCAACTCGCGAGACTCCATGAACGAACGCCATGCCTCTACATCGTGCATCCCGTTCTGGTCTGGAACAGGCGAGTCATCGTGTGCCTTCACCCAGCGGTGGACAGACTGCCGAGTTACACCTAGCATCACGGCTAGCTCACTGATGCTATCGGCCTGCAATGGAGTCTTGGTTGATGGTGTAACAGGTAACATTTGGAGGTCGCGCAAGTGAAAACCAATCTCACCAACTGCCGCTCTGAGCGGGTAACAATCCGCCAAGCGGCCCGTGAGATCGTGGAGGCTTTCGGTGGGCAAGTCTGCTCAATGGAGCTGGACGAGATGATGGAGAGTGCGAGCATAAGCGGCACGATCACTAATGACGACTCCACACGTCTGTATCGCCTCATTCAAACCGCAAGAATTAAAGTCATTCTCCAATGAAGACCTGCCCACACTGCGGCGGCGAACTGCCGCCCGACAAAGGCCGAACCAAAGGCGGCAAGGCCCGATGGGAAGGCACGACCAAGAAAACGCGAAGCGTGGCAGCGTCGAAGGCCGCTAAAGCCCGATGGCAGAAGTCGGAGAACAGTACAGATCATCCAACGAATTGATAACATATCGCCACCCGTTCGGCGTAAATCCACAAAATGAATAACCTCGCCCGCCAGACCTTTGCAGACTTCCGCGATTCAATCCGCGAGGTGGTCGAGGCCGTAATGCAAGTGCGACCCGTTCAAAAGATGTGGGAATGGATCGACGCTAACGTGGTTATTCCTCAAGTCATCGGCTCATTGAATCCTGGTCCACTCGATACCTCGCTGCTTCCATTCTGGCGCGGAGTCTATGACCTCTATTGGGCGAAGCGGACGCATTACCTAACCATCTGCACGTCTGCCCGTATCGGCAAAACGCTATTTTCAATCTGCGCCGTCATGCACAAGATCGACGTTTGGCCTGGGCCGATCCTCTGGATGGACCCGACGAGGAAAACGGCCATGACATTCAGCCGCGCAGAGTTGCAGCATCACTTCATGGAATGCCCAGCCGTGAAGGAAAAGGCGATCATCAACAAGAACCACTGGACCACGCTAGTGATGCACTTTCGCGGGCTGGTTCTCCGCATCGTTGGAGGCGGCAGCGCGGCAGACTTGGCAGGCTTTCAGGCGGAGTTGGTTATCATCAACGAGAGCGACAAGATTAAGCACACGATCAAAGGCGAGGCTGGCGCGCAGGACTTAGCTATTGCCCGCACAAAGCAATTCCGCCACACGCGAAAGATAGTCGAGAACAGCACGCCGACGACTGAATGGGGCCGAATATGGACGCGGTTCAAGTCTGGTTCTCAGAACTACGTTTACTTGCCATGCCCGCACTGCAAAGCCATGCAGCGACTAACGTTCTTCCCAGAGGAAAAGGAAGTGCCGTTTGCTGCCGATGGCTCACCGCTTCCCGCTGGCGAAAAGCGCACCGAGAAAACAGGGCGGTTCAAATTCGAGACGTGCAAGAATGCCGCTGGCGTTTACGACGTGGAGCGCGTGGAACTCGAAACCGTTTACGAGTGCGGCGAATGTTTCGCGGAGATTGAGCAGTCACGCCTTTCGTGGATGCTTCGCCGCTATGAACTCCGCGCCCACAATGCGAACGCCGCCATTGACCATCCATCGATCCATTGCTGGGCTGGCTACTCACCCTTTGAGGGATGGGGCCAGATTGCCAAGGAGTTCTTGCAGGCACGCGGCAACGTCTCGCGAATGCATAACTTTTTCAATTCTACATTAGGCTTGCCATTCATCCGCAAGGCTACCGACATTAAGTTAGACGACATCGACGCGGTGATTGCTCGCAGTCCTGAATACTTCCTCCGCTCCATTCCGCGCCGTCCTGAAATGCTAACGATGACGGTGGACGTGCAAGGCGACTGTTTCTGGTGGAGTATCCGCGCATGGGGCGTAGCATTCGACATGCCAGAGTTGCCAGTGTGGAGCGCGCTCATCGACTACGGTAGCGCCGTTTCATGGGATCAAATCGAGGAGTTGGCAGGCATCAAGGCGAACTCAAAGGGCGAGTCTAACGAATACCACTGGAAGGATGAGCAGGGCGAGATTCAAAAGTTCATCGTTCACGCTGGACTCATCGACTCAGGTTTCGAGGCGCAATCTAACAAAAAAGTTTACAACTTCACGCTCAAGAATGCCGACGTGTTCTCACCATCAAA